GTGTGCGGGGCCTGCCACATCCCGTAGGTGGCGAGCAGCCAGGCGATCATGAACGGCAGCTGGCCCTGCAGGGTCTGCGGGATGACATGGGCCCAGTCATCGACGTAGTTGACCAGCGCCCAGGCGAGATAGGACGCGAAGATGAACGACGCCGAGCCGGTGGCCACCTTGGTTTCGACCAGGCTGTTGGGCATCGGGATGCCGGCCATCACTCGCCTCCGAATCGCAGGTTCAGGGCAATGCCGCAGATGAGCAGGAGAACGGCGCCCCACAGGCCAGCCAGCGCGATGTCGCCCACGATGTCGTCGATCCACAGCGGCATGCCGCCCACGCTCAGGAACGCCGTTACGGTGATGCCAAGGCTCGCCACCGTGACGGTCAGCAGCACGACCGAAATGAAGATGTACCGCGACACCTGCCGCAGCATCCGCTCGCTCATTTTCCCCTCCACCCGATCCGGGCTCAGCCCGGCGCGCAGCAACTTACCACGACCAAGCTCCCTTGGTAACCCGATTGCTCCGAAGGGGGGCTGTGAAGTTTTGAGGAGGCCGCATGAGGATCCGCTTCGACCCGGTCACCGCCGCCCAGCGTGAGCAGCGCGTTCGTGACAAGATGAGCGCGGTCTTCGCCTACGGTGCCCAGCACGGCGTCGAGTTCGAGGGCATGACCGAACAGGTCAGGGAGGCTCGCAAGAACCGCCGCGTCAACGCCCGGCTGGCCCGCCAGGGCACGTTCGCCCGCACTGCCACGGCCGGGCCCGGGGGCGCCTCGGCCGGGTTCAGCGACATCCAGTTCGCCACCGGCCGCCCCCGGGATCCGCTGTTCTACTGGCGGCAGAACAACCTGCCCTATGACTTCAGCCAGAACGAGGAGCTGGCCAAGGTCCGCGCCTTCACCCGGCTGCTGTACACCACCGACCCGATCATCGGCAGCTGCGTGGACATCTTCTCCCGGTTCCCCATTCTCGGCGGCCACGTGGAATGTAAGGACAGCCGGATCGAGGACTTCTACGGCGAGGAGTTTTACGACGAGGACCACCTGGACTACGAGGAGTTCCTGGAGGACACCGGCCGCGAATACTACATCGCGGGCGAGGCGTGGCCGTTCGGCACCTTCAACGAGGACCTGGGCATCTGGGACAACGAGGAGCTGCTGAATGCCGACGACATCAAAGTCGAGCGGTCCCCGTTCCTGAAAGACCCGCGCTACTTCATCAAGCTGCCGTGGACCATCCGGCAAATCCTGCAGACCCGCCAGCCGGTGTGGGAATACAACCGGCTGATCCACGAATACCCGGAGCTGGTCGCCTACACCTCCGAAAACTCTTTCATGCCCGTGAGCAACATCCTGCTCAACCAGATCAAGTTCAAGGCGGATACCTTCAATGTGCGCGGAATACCCCTGCTCACCAGAGCCATGCGGTCCGTATTGCAACAGGAGATGCTCAACACCGCGATGGACGCCATTGCGGACCGCCTTTACACTCCCCTCATTCTCTGTAAGCTCGGGGCAAGTGCCACTGACCTGGGTACCACTCAGCCATGGATCCCCGACGAAGACGACCTGGAGAATTTCGAGCTGGCCCTTGACGCTGCCCTCGCCGGTGATTTCCGGGCCCTGATCTACAACTTCGCGGTCGAGATGGAGAACGTGTTCGGCCGCGAGCAGATGCCCGACCTCACCCCCGACTTCGAGCGGATCGAGGACCGCATCCTGCAGACTTTCGGGCTGTCCCGGACCTTCCTGACCGGCGCCCAGGAGGGCCAGACCTACGCCGCCGACGCGCTCAACAAGGAGCTGGTCACCCAGCTGATGACCCGCCAGCAGAAGCGGTGGCGCAGCCATTTCCGCAAGCGGGCCAAGGTGATCGCCGAGGCGCACGAGCACTACGACTACAACGAGCACGGCGGCAAGCGGTACGTGATTACCGAAGAGGTTCTCGAAGACGATGAGGAGACCGGCGAGAAGCACCTCGTCGAGCAGCCCAAGCTGCTGATCCCCGAGCTGAAGTTCCGGGTGCTGAACCTGAAGGATGAGGACACCACCCGCCAGTTCATCGAGGCCCTCCGCGCCTCGGGCGTCCCCATCTCCCAGCGCACCCGCACGCGCGGCCTGGAGCTGGACCTGGACGAGGAGTCCGAGATATCCCAGGACGAGTCGGTGGAGCAGGCGGTCGCCGAGCAGGAGACGCGCAAGCGGCAGTACCTGGAGCTGCGCCAGCGCGGCCTGCCGATCACCGACGAGCTGCGCCAGGACTTCGACCCCCGGGTGCAGCTGGAGGCCATGCCGCCGATGGGCGCCGCGCCGCCAGGCGGCACCCCGCGCCAGGGCATGGAGGACCAGCCGCTGCCCAACCTGGCCCCCGGGCCCGAGGACGAGGAGCTGGAGGAGCCCGAGCCCGGCGAGGAAGCCGAAGAGGACGAGGGGCCGCCGCCCGGGGAGCAGTCCCAGCGGCCTCCAGAAAGCGACGAGGAGCGTGAGGGAATGCCCACGGCCGCCAGCCGCAAGCGGGTCCCGCTGCCGTCTGAGGCGGCCCTGTGGCGCCGTACAGCGGGCTCCAGGGCCCACGCCGAGGCCGCCCGGGAGGCTGCCACCGCGCAGGAGCCCGGAGAGGAGGCCACCCACTGGGAGCAGGCCCGCCACGAAGGCGAGCTGGTCACCCGCGAGTGGACCTCCGCCGATGCCCCGTCCTACCTGCGCGACCCGGCCACCACCGGCCACCGGGCCCGGGTCACCGCCGAAACCCTCCAGCCCTCGGGCGAGGAGATGTACGGTGAGCCTGCCAACGGGAGCGGAGGATGACATGAGGATCAGGGGCGGCAGCATGCCGGCCAACGGGCCGGGCGCGGGCAACAGCAACAGCGGCGTGCACGGCTACTACAGCAAGATCATCACAGGCACCACGCTGAACGAGGGCTGGTGGAACTTCCCGTAGAGGCCGGGCTCGATCTGCGGATGCGCTGGCATCCCTGGGTGCCGGGGGACAGCCACCACGCTAAGGCTTACGGGTGGATCGCGTTGTGCGCGGAGGATCACATCATCGCTGAATGGCCTATGCCCCGGTGGAACAAAGCTGGCCACGAATCACCTGGCATTCCCGCTATGCGAAAGGCCGTCGCGTCTTTTCTTACGGAGCGGCTGCGATGAGCGACGCCGAGGGCACCACGGTCACGCCCGAGCTGGCCGCACTGCTCGAACGGTTCCTCTACGAGGCGCGGACCAGGCCCGGCGCCGGGCTGGATCCGGACGAGCTGCTGGACGCCTGCATGGCCTTGTCCCGGATTCCGAGCAAGGATCAGCCCGGCGACTGGGCGGCCCTGGCTATGAAGATCAACCAGCTGGTGGATTACCTCGGGATGGGCGGCAAGTTTCCGTCCAGGCTGCTGGCCGCCCAGCGGGTCGGCCCGTATGCCCGGCCGATCACCCAGGTCCTGCGGATCGTCTGGGTCAGTGAGCCGTTCCCGCATGCCCAGTGGGTATGCGATGGCTGCGAGGCGCCGCTGCTGACCACCTCTGGCGGGGAACCCGATGGGCCCGGCTACTCGATCACCGTCACCGGCAAGATCGAGCACCGGGCCCCGTGCACCGAAGTGCGCGAATGAGATACGCCCATCACGTCTACAGCTACTGGGATTTCGGCTATTTCCGGAAGCGGGAGGAAAGCCATTACCACCTGATCAAATCCACCTGGCATGCCGTCGCCCGAGCGCGCAGGCGCAAGGGGGACCTGGCAGGAGCGGACCGGGCCACCCGCCAGGCGCGGATGACCCGGCCACTGAGACTGCTCCTGCCGCCGCGCAAGATCACGCCGTCCATCCTGCACCTGGCCACCGACATTCCCGGCCGGGGCGGTGTCGCCTGCGGTGGCTGGGTGATTCGCGGCGACAATATCACCAAGGATATTGAGCTGGTCGATTGCGGTAATTGCACGCGGACGAAAATCTACCGGTCAAGCCGGGCGTAGCACCCTGACAAGTTCACTGCTGGTTGCGGTGCATGTTGCACTACGTGCTCAAGTGTTTACAGACAGGTATCTTCCAGGGACAATTACCAGGACATCTTGCCAATCGTAAGGAGTCCCGTCATGACCGCTGTCCGCATGCTCAC